TTAATGACGAAAAGAAATGTAATTTGGATTCACTCTATTAGTTACAAATGATTCGCAATAAAAATACTTTGGTTTAACATGAAACCTTCTGCATAGTACTTGTATTTGATTAAACGACGGAATGATTCTTGACCGCTCTATCTCAATCAACCTCTGGGTATCAACCTCCAACAATTCAGCAGCTTGCCCTTGAGTCATTCCGAATAAATGCCGAAGTTCCGTTAATTTTTGACCGTTGAATTTACTCATTTCTCTCCCCCCCCGAATAAAACTCAATATTCCGTCAATACTGTAGATGGAGGAATTTTTATATACCCATTTTTATTCCTCCCTTTCTCTAAAGGCTGGACAGTTAGCTTTCACTAGCTGTCCTTTATTAATTGGAATAATTAGCACAACTTTGTGCATACTATCTATAAGCTGCTTTCTTAACAGTGTTGGCAGCCCGGAATCTTTTGTCAAAAGGAGCAGTTAGCTTTTGCTAGCTGCTCTTTTATATTCCTGTAATTCCTTCTCGAGTCTTTCAATATGTTCATCCCTTATTTGAACATCATCTTTTAAAAACTCAATTTCCTCTTTAAGTTTCATCCGTTCATTAAACAATTGGCGATATTCGTGTATAGATGAATCACGACTTGCTCTAAGAAGTTCAATTTCTTTATTCCTCAATTCAATTTGTTTTACAGCATGATCGAAATCATCTTTTAATAGTTGATACTTTGTAGAGCCTTTCATCTGAGCACCTCATTTTTCTACAAAATGAAATTTTTATTCTAATTGGCTATTTGTTCATATTCGTCAGCAAACATAAAGATATATCCACCGCTTGTCCGTGATTTATGATTGCAATTGTCTAGTACCGCTTGATAAGAAAGATAACTTTTCCTTCCGGCTTCTCTTGCAGACCTAAATTCTCCAATAATTTCTTTTGTATTCATATCCAATTGAACAACTGGTTTACTACGAGATCTAAAACCTGTTAACTTACCTAATTTTTCTTTTGAAATGTATTCTAGATTTCCAACAAAGGTATCTGTCTTTATCCCGTTCTTATATCTGACTGACTCTCCTTGTTTTGGAGCGCCAAGGAAATGCGCAGCGACTAATTGAGCTATTATATAATTCTTGTACACGCCTTTATATTTCACCTTAATTTCTAAGTATCCGCTCTTCTTTTTAAGTATCGGGAGAAGGAACCATATCTTCTTCTTACCTATTCGCTTGAACCTGCCGTAATTAGAAATGAGAAATGTATCATCAGACCCTTTAATCGTTTTCCAAGTTTCGTTATGATACTTTTCCTTTTCATACCATTCTCGCCTCTGCTGCACTGTCAAATCATCTTTAGCAAGATAGCAGCCAATACTCCTAATCCTCTTCCCTTTGCTTCGCGCACTCATAAGAGAACCTTTCATCATTCCTGTTAATTCAACTAAATATTCATAAGTAGTTTCAGATAATATATTTGTTTTAGGATCATATAAAAGGACCATCCTATCCCTCCTTTCTCTCCAAAATGAAGTTTTTATTTAGTTCTTTTTCACTTCCACATAATATTTTTAATTCTGCTTATAATATAGCTGTAACTTAAAGTTACATATCATTTACTTGTAGGGCCTAAATTTCTTTTGTACAACGAGCAGTTAGTTTTATTAACTAGCTGCTTAGTTGTGCTTAATGAAATTTTTTTGCTTTCTTACATAACTTTTTCACTTCTGCTCATACTATAGTTGTAACCTTTAGTTACAATGTATTGTGGGTATTGTTCTTGTTGGACGATAAAGCAGTTAGTTCATTGAGCTAGCTGCTTTATCATTTAAAATAAACATTACCATTTACTAAGTACAAAATAGCGTTTTTATTAAGAAATCTTTTCTAATTCATGTTCGGCATACCATGTAGACGGTCGTCCTATGATGTTATACTGAAATCCGAATGCAGGATTATTTAATGCATACCACCAATGATCTACTGTAACAACCTCACCCGTTTCTCTTATCCGAACTTTTTCACCATCTTCAAAAAGGTGCTTTCTACCTTCCATGTATGGCACTCCCCTCCAAATAACGATTTTGTTTTAATAATCTACGCAATCCTCACACCAATACAAAATTTTGTTTTTATAACTCCAATCATTTATGCCGCAGATCTGGTTTATATTTAATTTCTTGTCACATAAGTAACAAGTTTTAACTTTTGTTTTTCTCCACCTTTGTTTCTTCATCGTCGTTCCTCTTTTCCTCAAATAAGGGTTTTGTTACAAATCACCGGTTACTTAATCAAACTCAACATCCGCATCTAATTCTTTCGTTGTGAATTCCTCTTCGCAATTTAGGCACTTCCATTTTGTGAGACTTTTTTCAACCAAACTCATTTCATTACAATCCGGGCACATTCGATCTCCCATATAATCACCGGCTCTCTTTCAAATAACTATTTTGTTTTGTTTTTTGACTGTTCAAATGCTTTTTTCTCACAATCTACACATGCTACAATGTCGCCACCTTCATCAAATTGATATATAGACTTTTCTTCAATATCCTTATTTAAAAAGCAAATATCACAATTAAATTGCTGTTTCTTATCCACTAATTCGTCATTGATTTTCTTAGTTAGTTTTACCGTTCCAATATCCTCGTAAGGCTGAGCAATATATCCTTTATCATGTAGAGCTTTAACTACTTCTTGCATATCCTTCCAAGCTTCTGTACCTTGACCGAATTTAATAGTAACCGTATTCATTTTTCATTCCCCTTTACGAATATTCTTTTCCACATTACACATACTATCTACAAGTCAACTTCCCATGACTACACTCTTTTAAAACGGAGCTTGTTCCTCCGGACTGTTTTGGATCGCGGCAGGTAACTTAGTCAATTACCTGCCATTTTCTATTCAAATAACGCTTTTGTTATAAATTAGTCCTCACAGTCAGCATCATCATAAGCAGTATCATCAATTGCAATAAACTCTTTGTTGCATTTTGGACACTTCGCTGCGTATTTAGGCCAATAGGTATCATCATAAAATCTAAATTGACTACCTTCTCCGCAATGAGTACATTTCCAATACCCTTGCATATATCCACTAGTTGTTTCCGGTCTATCGCAATTTACCGAATATACTAGATAAGGTTTATCTGGAGCGTAATGCGGTGCATACATAAAAGGTGTTAAATTTACCATTTCTCGTTCCCCATTTCTTAACAAAATTCAAATTTGGTCTTTATCAAAAACTTCAATATCATGTAAAACCTGCGTAAAGATTACGTTGATCCAGCCTATCTACCCAATAAACGTTATATAATGAACTTGCAAATACCCGATTTGCACAATACTTACTTTCCATACGACTTATGCTTGAGTGCTAGGAGAAATCCTAGCCTTTTTTTATTTAGTACCTGTAGATCCAAAGCCCCCAACGCCACGTTCACTAACCGATAGTTCTTCCACTTCAACGAAATGAGCTGTTACCACTGGCGCTATGACGCCTTGAGCAATACGTGTTCCTTTTTCAATCACATGAGCTTGCATATTTAAACTTATTGGTCTTTCAGTGTTATCAACCAGCACCCCAACCTCTCCACGGTAGCCACTATCCACCGTTCCAAGTACCACTCTTAACTTTGTATTACGCGTCATACCGCTACGCGGGCGCACTTGCAACTCGTATCCTGGTGGAATCTCAAAAGATAATCCAGTTTGAACAACCTTCGTTTCGCCCGGCCATATAATTGTGTCCTCTGCTGCAACAAGATCAAAACCCGAATCCCCTGACTTCGCATACTTCGGCAATTCCACATCTTTCACTCGCTTAATCTTCACTCGTAAATTCATTCCGTTCACTCCTTATAAGTAACTTTTCAATTTCTCTTTCTGTTTTTTCAACACTTCCAATGAAAGCTGTGTTTTCCGCTTCTCGTTATTCAATCCAACCAAGTGATATTCCATTTTACGAATCTCATCCTCTACTACATCGAGTTCACTTTGCACCTGCACCGCAGTTTCTTTCTTCACGCAATCCCTCCTACAGTCCTAATTCGTTCATAAGCTTGCCTTCATCAAAACCATAAATGAACTTACCGTTTTCGAATTCAAAAGTAGGAGCTGTTTGTATTCCTAAAATTTCTTGGTGCGCCTTACCTTCAGGTGTCTCTAGATTAATTTCTGTAATCTCGACTTCTACTGGACAAGATGCGAATAACATCTTAGCTCTCATACAATTAGGACAATTATTTTTCGTGAACATAGTGATCTTAGTTGCCATTCTTATTACCTCTTTCCGCTTCTTGTTTTCTGTAAAACTCTTTAATCGCTTCTTCCCAATACGTGTAGTTACAGCTTGTCATTACTTTTTCTCTCCCTTCGCTTCTACTAATAATTGAGTTACTTCGTAAGTACCATGCTCTGTATATTTCACTGTTCTTCCTCCTTGTATTTAGATAAGATTGTTGTTAATGCAATCGCTGTTCCTTCGTTAGCAATCCATTGACCACGATAGTAACCAGATAAACCTAAATCTCCATTGTCATACGCTTTGTCTGATTCCTTTCTGCTTTCTGCTGCCGATTGTTGCAAATGGTTTATATACCCCTTAATCGCTTCCTTCACTCTCTCCATCTCCTTTTATTAGCTCCTTCAGTTCCTCGATTGATCCCTCGAATAGATCACGCCCGTCTGGAAGCTTGTATATACGATTATCGATTAATTTATTAATCAAAATGTTTTGCTTATCCATGTTGCCTCCTAAATAACTTGCTTATTCTTCCTTGTCCCTTGACTTCCTAATGGTTGTGTGGCTGCCATCTCGTAAGACCACCCTTCGCGCAATCTATACCAAAACGCTCCTCTACTTACTCCATTACTTTCAGCTATATCCAACCAATTCCCATGGCTACTTTGTCTCACGTGATTTTCAATTGTTTTTTCAAACCTTGTCTTGCCTATATCACGTAAGCTATGTTTATTTCCATACTCTTCAGCTTTCTTATAAATCCCTTTTAAAATCCTACTTATTTGTGTCTGCGTTACACCTAACCGTTTGCCAATTGCAGCTTGTGTCATATTTTTAGCATGTAATTCCCATACAAATTTCTCTTTACTACATAAGGTTGATAAGAACGCTGTGATTATCATTTTCTTAATAACATTATCGAGTGTCATTGATGTTTTTTTATCTATTAGCGTATTTTCTAGAGTGACTTTCTCCTTGTTCACCTCTTTATTTAATGGTGTTTGAAGTGAAATCGTTCTAGGATTAAATTCTTTTGCTGTCTTCACATCTCTCACGCTAACTTCTAGTAATTTAGCAATACTTTCCACTTCTTCATCATGAAGTTTCATTCTAGAAATCTTTCCTTTGATTTCATACACTTCGTTCGTAATCCTAATTTTTTGCGAGTCCCTAACAGCCTTTCTTATATATCCAAGTATTATTGGAACAGCGAATGTCGTAAATTTAAACCCAAGTTCTGTTTTAAAATCTCTTCTCGCTGTGACCAACCCCAACATTCCAGATTGAATTAAATCATCCATATTTAAATTTGTTTCTTGTTCAATTGCTTTAGCGATATTGGAAAAATATTTGTTTACATAGTAATAAACTAGCCTGCTATACTTTTTCATAAAATCATCATCAGTCATCATTAGAACATCTTCTTGTTCAATCAAATCCTTTTGTTCATCCCCCACCGTTTTCTCCTCCTAATTTAATTTCATAACTCCTTTTTTCATGCTCCTAGGCCCATTGGACGTGATTTGATTTTATTTTTATCAGCTTGATCCATAATCAAGGCTGCTATTTCTAATTGATGTCGTCCTAACTCTTTAGCAATATCAATGAAAGTTTTTCCTTCCTCCCACATCTCTTGGAATCGGATTACTTCGCTTTCATCAAAAACTAAATCCAATTCCTCAAGTGCTACGTACAAGTTACGGCGTGATTTTTTCATATACTTCCGTTGTTGCGCTTTGATTGTATATTGTTCTAATTGCATTGCTGTTTTGACTCTAGCCATCAATTTCCCCTCCTAATCCAGCGCTAGAAATTCAGCTCTGGTACGTTTCGAATGAGTTATCATAATCTTCTGAATGCCTTTACCATGCTCTTCTATTGTTGCATTCCAAGCTTCGGTTTCAGTTTTAGCATCAAAACAATCCATCTTTTGCCGTTCTTCTTTATCGTAAAAATGGACTTCATAGCTTGGATTCAAAAACTTTTCACTGGTACTTATCGCGTCATAGTTGAAACTACCCATAACATCATCAATAGTTAATTGCTTCATAATCGCATCCCCAGTTATTTTATTTTTTCTGTGATGGTAGTTGATACACGATCAACTTTCCCACCTTGCCAAGTGATTACTTGTTCCCCAAACCCTGTTACTGGAGGATTCAGTGGAGTAACCTCACCATTTTTAACCACATAAATTTTATTATCAGTAACATCGATTTCAACTTTCGTAGGCTTCATACGACTGAAATCCTCCTTTTTCTTGTTAGCTAACTTTTTGCTGTTTATTATGTTGTAGCTCTTGTTTCATTAATTCGAACTTTATTAACCATGCTTGCCAACGTTTTTCATTTTCTGCTTGCTGTTGCTTTGCTACTTCACAATTACAACCGTGCGTTTCAATTACTCCCGGATAAGTTTCTTTACGAATAATTCCTGTATCATGACATAATACACACATGTTTATTCCTCCTTAGAAACCAATATCTAAATTTAGAATCCTTTTATCTGTCGTTGTTTTAAATACGATTGTTTCATCTTTTGATACTCCATTTAACAACCTACTCGCTAATTTCGGATCATACTTTTGAAATAGCTGTTCGCTTGATAAATTTGATGTAGTAATTGTTGTTTTGTTCGCTCCTTGTCGCCCATTAGCAACACCATAAAGTATTTTATGAACAAAATCGCTCGCCTCTCCGTTTCTATTCATAGAGCCACTTTCAGCTCCTAAATCATCAATAACCAGAAAGTCCGCTTCAACCATTAAGCTAATACAATAATCCATCGTGTATTTTGACTCTTTATTTCGAAATGAGTCTTGTATTAAACGAATAAGTTTTTCTATCTCTACAAACAAGCAACTTTTCATTTCCTTAAATGCGTATTCATCATTAAGGGCTTCGCCATCAGAAATTGTCCAATAATGCCTTACCAGTTCATATAGCATTGCGTAAGCTAAATGGCTTTTTCCTACACCTTGAATTCCTGCAATATACACGTTTAGAGTTTCGCCCTTTTTAATACGCTCCAAAATTGCTATAGCTTTTTTCTTATTTGCTTTAGTTTCTGGACAATCCGTTTCATAGGATTCTAACCTTGATTCTGTAATTGATTGATTTTCAATAACACTATGTTTAAAAAGAAGATTCTTCTGCCGCTCTCTATTGATCTTCTTGTAATAGTTGTTGGCTTGTTGGAATAAGACTGAATCCTGCTGTTCTACTTTGCATCTTGGGCAATAAATCGAACCATCATTTTTATCAATCATCTTTCTTACTGGCTTTACAGTTACTTGTCCACCTTTACTAAATGTATGGCTTTCGCAATATTCATCTGCAAATTCTAATGCCGCTATCTTTTCAAATGATTTCTGCATTTTTTGCATTTCCGTTCACCTCGTTAAAATGGCATATTTCCTTTAAACCCCGGAATATCTATGTGATTACCGTATTGCTGTTGATTAGATTGAGGTTTGCTAACCGTTTCATTCAAATAATTATCGAAATGTTTTTGAGCGAATAATGTGCTTGGTCTTAAATACTGATCAAGAGGTTTTCCTTCTTTATCAAACTTTCCGAGCCATTGTGATACCTTGTTGTCAATGACGGTTTTGAAGTTTTCAACTGTATAACCTTCATTCCATCTAGCTCTAATTAGTTTTCTGTGACTTTCCGCTTTATGATTAAAGTTCTTATCCGCTTTTTCATTTAAGTAATTTAGGATTTCTTGATAAGGAATTGATACTTTTGTATCTGATTCGTCAGAAGAAGATGTATTATTTATTTCTAATTCTTTTTCTTTATCTAATTCTTTATCTTCTTCTATATCTGTATCGTCACGTGACGTCACGGCAACGTCACTTTCACTGCCCTTATTTTCTAGTGATAATTGCTGTTGTTTCTTACGCTCACGGTACTTTCTATTCCGTTCTGCATTTAATTGTTTTACACGTTCTAGACCATCAACATTCTGGTGTTTCTCCCAATTCGAAATACAAATGTACTGATCCTCTGTTATCTCAATCATTCCAAATTGCTGAAATGTTTGAAGCGCCAACCTTACTGTCGCAATTGGTCTATTGAATAGAGTTGCAAGCATTTCATCTGAATAAGGAATGTTTTTACTAAGAAAAATGTACCCACTCGCATTTGTTTTCCCGGCTTGCGCTAATAATCTAATCCATATAATTAATAAGGTATCAGCTTCAGGCATGCTCTCAATTAAACGTATTTTTTCATCCTCAAACATACTTGTTGAAAGCTTTATCCATTTAACTTCTGCCATTATATTTACCTCCTCGTACAAACTGCCACATATGCTTGTCCACTTTTGATTATTCGTTGAATTTCATAATGCGGATAACCAACTTTGAAATACTGTTCAATCATTTTCTTTAATTCATCTTTGCTCTCTGCTAAATTCCAGAATTTATTAGGTAATAGCACTTGATATTCAGTTAAACGCATGTACTATTTCCCTACTTTCCGTGATATACTTATAGAAACTTGTTTTTTTTAAGGGACCCACTGCCATGGGTCTTTTTATTTTCTTTAACATCACTCCAAGCCCATTGTTTTATTGGTTCGTAAGTGATGTATCCTAACCCAACACTACATGCGATAAACATTGCGAATATAACTAACGATGTTGTATCTTCCACTAGATCACCTCCTTATCTTTCAGATAGCCATTGCAACAGAAACTCTTTAGCTTTTTGAGATGGAAAGTACCATTTTGAACCAACTTTAAATTTTGGGAACCTTGGATCAAAGAAAAATTCTTTTTGAATTGTGTTCCAACTCATACATGTTCTTCTTTTCAATTCGTTCGTGTCCCAAAATACCAACTCCGCATCGATAGTCCTTACTTTTTCTTCGACTTTTTCTAAGTAGATTTTTCTAACTTCTTTTTCATCAACTTGTACGCTAATCATTTTTCACATCTCCTTTTCTATAAAGTACCTATTAAGAAATGAAATCATCTAATGCGACAGGTCTTTCTGGCGGATACCATCCTGCGATAAATCGCATAGCATTTTGATAATATTTCCTTGGGATTTTATCGTATTTAGCTACACCAAAATGTCTTTTCAGTGCTCCATATATCCCCTGATACGATGCATTGACATAACCTTCTTTTTTAAGTTCAAAAACACGTTGTTTTACCTTACGTTGCACAGCACCTTTATGTTGCTCGGTAAGCCATAGTTCGTTATCTACTAAAAGTTTCATTTTGCTCATTTCTTCTTCTGTGTGATCTTGTCGTGATTTTATTTGTTTGAGTTCAGTCATACTATAGATAATTGCATCTTCAACACTTTTAGGTTGTTGCTGTAACTTTTGGATGTACTCTTTCATTCGCTTAAATTCTTGTAAGAACTTAATTTTCATTTTCATTGCTTCTGGTGTTATGTAACTCATTGCAACAATTGCGAATGCATCTTCTGTAAGATTAAATTTTGGATACCACTGTTTATTTTGATAATGCTGGTATTGGGTATGCTCAAAGTTGAGCTGCCCCCATTCCATTTCATTTGCTTCAGCCAATTTTTCTAACTGGACCTCAACATCTCGAATTACATTTTTATGTTCTTTCCCAAACATTTGAGCCATTGTTAAACTGTCTGTAACAACTTGGTTTCCTTCCATAAAAACAAACTCACTTACCGGATGGTGCAAAACTTGTAATTGTTTCATTATTCTTCTCCTCTCTCCATGCGGTTAAATTAAAGTTAACCTTTAATTAAAAAAATAAGGTACTATTGGTTAGCCTACTAATAAATCATCAACTTTTATTTCATATAACTTAGCTAACATCCCTAATTTAGATACACTTGGTTGCCTGTCTCCAGATTCTAGAAGCGAATATGCACCTTTGTGTGTATAACCTAGGTATTTCGCTACAAAATGTTGACTATAACCATGTTGTTCCCTTAAGGATTTCACCTTCTCTGTATTAAGTTTTATCATGTCATCACCTTTTGTTTAATTCGTTAATTTGAGTATACATAAAGGTTAACTTAAAGTAAACCCCTAAATGTAAAAAAATTTAAAGGTTGTCTTAGAGTTAACTTTTCTGTTACATTTTATATAGAATATTACTGCAGTACTATTACAGTAAAACACAATATCGGAGTATCTACGTTGCTGTAGAAGGGGAGAATTTTATATGAATCATGAACTAATTAGTCGGAGGGTAAAAGAAATTAGGACTGAAATATTAAAGATGAGTCAAAGAGAATTTTCTGAGGCATTAGGGGTTAGCAAACCTCTTATATCTATGTGGGAAAATATTAATAATGAAAAAGGCCCCTCTAAAGAGATGGCGATTAAAATAGCAAGATTGGCAAATATATCGGTAGCTTACGTACTGGGAGAATCCGATGAAAAGAACTTTATTACGAGTGTTCAAGATGAATTCGAAGAACTAATAACTCAATTTAGAGAAAAAGATCCCGAAAAACAAAAAGAAATCATGAAATTATTTAAAGACTTAATGAAAATAACAGGCGATTAATAGCTTTAACAGCTACTGATCGCCTGTTTCATTTTTAATATTATTTTAATGGATTTTTCATCACCTTCGTGCGCTGCTTTCATTACATCCAATAATTGTGATTCAAATTCCACAACTTCTTTTAATGTTACGTTCTCTAATTTCTCTTTTCTCATCCCTAAGCCCCCAGTATTCTTATATAGTTTGTGAATGTTTCACAAACTATAACTATTTTTCAAATTCGAAATTTAGTTAAGAGTCCTATAAACGACGAATGCGATTGCCTCTTTATGAGACAATCGCATTCAATCTATTTGTATAACCTTGAAACTTTTGAGTTAACCCATTCCTGTTCCAGGGTCCATTTTAAGCATAATTTGAGTTTGAGCTTCCTTTGCTACTTGTTTAGGTTGCTCTTTTTGATCTTTAGTAGGAGTTACATATAATACTCCAGCCAAAGCCAAAATTGTTACTATAGATAATACTTTTTTCATTTAACATCACCCTTATATATTATACCATTTTTATTAATATCTACCAATATCTTTCTAGGTAAATAACTATAAAATTTACATCCTTGTGAATAAAATAATTCAATTGATTTTTTCAACAATTTTTCATCTTCTAAAGCCATTCCTAAATAACATAACTTCATTGGAGAAAGACTACCATTCTCTTTTTCGTAATTTCTTAATATAGTAACCGCCTGTTCCTTCTCTCCCTTTACTATATACCAGAGTGCTTCTTCACCTACGTCAAAAATTTGTAAATCATGCATATCTTTTTGATGGATCATTCTAAGATAAGACCTCATATTTAAAAATTCTTTTTTTCGATTGTCAGCCTTCTCAAAATACAGTTGATCTAGTATTTCAATCCCCTTATTTAAGTACCACAAGGATTGTTCGTAATTTTTAACATGCGATTCTCCTAAATATCCTAGTGCGGAAACCTTAAGTAATCGTAAATAACCACACTCGTCATTAACGTTTAAAATACTGTGACATAAATCTCTGGCCTTCTCTATTTGATTATCCATTAATAATGCATAAGCTAACCATTCTTTGATACGATTGCTATATAAATCTTTTATAAATTGATTAGAAACTTCTTCAATTTTTGCTTGCAATGTTTCTGTGTACCCATTCAAAAAATTAAAATCTCTACAATCATACATTGAATATAAAGTCAAAATATCATACATTATTTTAGTTTCTTTATTTTTAAGTACTTTACTCTTTTTTCTGTTTTCAGTTTCCTCTAAAAATTCATCTGTCTTCAAGATTTTCTTAGCTCTTAACCATACAAGTTCATATACATGTGCCCATTCATAGGTTTTAGCATTATTAGATTCGAACCCTCTTTGAATAGCTATTCTAAGTAATTCTAAATCACCTAAGGCATTTCCATACTCCATTGCTATTCTTATATTTTTTTTACTAGTTGTCTTTTTACAAAACTCATGAATCATATATTTTATTTCTAACGAATCTTCATATAAGTCCTCAACTAACTTCACCATATTCAAAAAATCTAATTCACTCTTTCCAGATAAATTCTTTGAGAATGCAGGTCCACTAATTCCTAATGACTTAGCTATTTTTTCTCTACTTTTCTTTTGAAAATCAATTTTATCAATAATTTTAGCTAACCAATATTTCATTTTGCTCCTCCTTGTCGGAACAAAAAGACACGTAAACCCCATTTTGTTACATATAAAGGAAAACGTGTCACTCTCAATCTAAGGTGTGTTATAATAGTTATGTACAAGATCCGCGACAATGTTCCCTAGGTGGATTAGGGGGCAGTGTAAGAGTGTTACCAGCACTACTTACACCGTGGGTCTTTTTTTGGTCCGTTTATTTTATTATTATCATAATATCACATTTTTTCCAAAATTCAGTCGTGTTGTTATCAGATAATTATTGAGAAAGTTGAAAAAGTGCTATATATCAACATATCTCAAATTAAATAAAAATAAATATGCAATTATACATTTAACGTATGAAGACCTCATATGCATATTTTACCACAAAACCGAACTTTTGTTCTATTTTATTTCAAATTAAAATAGATTTTCTATCAATACAATATAAATGACAGTAAATCTATCATTTATAGTATATCGATATGTATATAATTATACTTGTACTATGAAAACATTTAGTGAAACTTTAAAAGCGTTAAGAAAAAGTCGTTCATTACGGCAAGAAGATTTAGCTCACGAACTAAACCTTAGTAGAAGCCAAATAAATAATTACGAAAATGGTTTTTCTGAGCCTGATCTCACTACATTATTTCGCCTCGCTTCCTATTTCAATGTAACACTAGATGTACTTACAGGATACATTGATAATTCGGATGATGAAATGTTACATAATACTTTGCTTGGTGTTCAGAAAACATATGGGGTGTTATCTGAACATCAAAGAAAAAATTTCTGCAAACAACTAGATTATTATGTGCGTTTCCTTGGTGAGAATAATGAAATATTATGATTTGATTTCATCATAAAAGAAATCATTTCCAATTTCAAATTGTAAAATATTCTTTTTTTTACAATTTGAGCAAGAGAGCTATTCAGCTCTCTTTAATCCGAAAATAAAAAGCACTCATCAGAGTGCTTTTTAAATACCTAATAATTGCTTTTTCTTTTCCTGAAACTCTTCTTCAGTAATAATACCTTGGTCTAACAATTCTTTATACTTCAATATCTCATCCGCTCCACTTATAGTTGCTGCAACTTGCGACTTACCTTTATTAGCTAAGAAACCTTCAATGTATTCTTTAATTTCATCAGCCATTTTTTGTTCTTTTTTTACAAACATAACTGTATTTTCATCTTGAGTTGCTGCAAATACACCTTTTTTACTTTCTTGACTTCCCATGAAAATGAATTGTATATAACCACTTGTAAATCCAGCCTTTTTGACTTGAATTCCAGTTAGGTTATTAATATCAATAGTTTTTTCGCCGTCCAAACCATGATTCATAAAGTTAACAAAACCTTTTCTCTTTATACGGATAAAGTTTCCATCAATAGTAATAATAGATTTCCCAGAACCTTTAAATTCAAACGTTTTATTCATACTTTCATCCCCTATAAAATATATTATTTCATTAACATTATAACCCAATTTCTAAAATCCGGCTTTATGAATAGTGATATATATCCAAAATACTGATTTTATTTATAACAAAAAGACACTTTTAAAGTGTCTTTTTGTTATACCCCAGTGACGGGTCCAAATAACTTTTGTTTACCCATTCCACCACCTGGTCCATATAAAGATGACCATCCTCCTGGATCAGCTGTTTCGTGACCACCTGGGTCACCAATAAAACTCTTCATCTTTCCATTCCCCTTTCTTATTCTGAATAAGAATTATTTTAGCACGTACGTTCTATATGTGTAAGTTTTCTTTTACAGTAATTAGGTTAACATGCTATTATTCAATTACAATTAATGTACAATCTGTATGTTAACTGTAATTTTATATAAGGAGGATTATTATGGCTAGCTTTAGAAAAGTGAGCAATGGTTGGCAATATAGAATTAAGTTCAAAGACCCCTATACTCACCAGTACAAAGAAAAAACTAAACGTGGCTTTAAAACAAAAAAAGAAGCCCAAATTGCGGCTGCTGAAGAAGAGCAAAGGATATTGAATGGTTTTGAAATTGAAAATGTTCCAACGTCTTTAAAGTACTTTTTAGAAGATTGGCTTAAAGTGTATAAAGAAAATACCGTTAGAAAAAACACGTTCATCCTACACAAACGAAACATTGAAAAACACATCATCCCGTACTTTAAAAATATTAATTTAAAAGATTTAAAACCGATGATGTACCAAAACTTTATTAATCATCTCACTGATCAAGGATACAGCAAGGGAACTGTAAAAATAATTCATCGAACTATGAATAATGCAATGTGTAAGGCTGTTAGCTTAAAAAAGATTGGAACAAATCCTTGTGATGATGTTGTAATTTCGAATAAAAATCAAAAAAAAGAGGAAGGTCTCAAGTATATGCGTACAGAAGACATTCCACTATTCTTAAAAGCATCTTATCAATATAATTATATCTATTATATCTTTTTTAAGACACTTATCAATACTGGAATGCGAAAAGGTGAAGCTGCCGCACTTCAATGGAGTGATATTGATTTTAAAGAACAAACGATAAATATTACAAAGACATTAGATTTCACAGCTAAAGATGATGAAGAACTATTCGGTGACACAAAAACATTTTCATCTAGACGAACAATTATGATTCCAGCTCCACTCACTAAAGATTTGTTAAATCATAAGAAATGGCAAAATGAGAATAAATTAGTATTACAAGAAAGTTATAAACATAATTTAGATTTAGTTTTCACCCGAACAGACGGTAATTTTTTACCAAAATCAACTTTATTTAATGCCTTTTCAAGAATTTTGAAAAAGGTTAACATACCTAGTCTTGATATCCATTCTTTAAGACATACGCATGCTGTTTTGTTATTAGAATCCGGTGCTAACTTAAAATATATACAAGAACGATTAGGTCATAAAAGTATCGAAATGACATCTAATGTCTATTCACATATTAGTGATAAAATCAATAAAGATTCTATTTCTGAATTTGAAAAGTATATGAGTAATGTTTTAGAGTAG